GTTGGTCCGGCTCCGGGGTGTCCGGCTATTCGGGCGAGGGGACGAGCGGCTATTCGGGAATGTCCGGTTGGTCGGGGATTTCCGGATGGTCTGGATGGTCTGGCGTTTCGGGTTGGTCCGGGATTTCCGGCTACAGCGGTCAATCTGGGTGGTCTGGGTGGTCTGGATTATCCGGATGGTCTGGTTGGTCCGGGCTGGTTGGTGCGCCTGGGGCGACCGGCGCGAAGGGCGACCCCCCGTGGTACAACGTCAAGACCTATGGGGCTGTCGGGGATGGCGTCACGGACGACACCTCGGCCGTCCAAGATGCGGTTGATGCCGCGATTGTAGACGGCGGATGCGTCTATTTCCCGACGGGGACATATAAGCTCACATCGGAAATTGACGTTGATGGGATATGCACGATTCTCGGAGAGGACCGTTCTTCCACCATTCTGAAGTTCTACGGATGCAACGGCCTTGACCTCAACTACCACCAAATCAGCCTGGAAGGGTTCATACTCTGGGATGGCGACGGAGACAAGACCGGGACCGGGATTACGCTGAATGGGGTTTATGGCGCACCGTGGGCGCACATCTTCATGAAGAACATCTGGGTCTACGGGTTCAACCTCGGAATGGACATCAGCTATTGTTGGGAATCGTCGTTTGTCGGCGTGACCGTGTCAGAGGGGAGGTACGGGGTCAGCGTCACGGGGCAGAGCGTTAATATTCAATGGACGGGATGCAGTCTCCAGAGCGTTTTGACGAGCGCGGGGACATATTCCGTCAAAGTCGCTACGGATGGCTCATACGACCCGGAGGGCATCACATTCGGGAACTGCCTCATGTTTGGCGGCGAAACGGCGGTTCGCCTGGAGACAGCCCCGTGGACGTTCTTCAACAACTGTATCATCGACGGGGCGGATGTCACGGGGGTTTATATTTCGGGCGGGGCCAGCGGCATAAAACTCATCGGGAACTACATCTACACAGCCGGAACGGGGACCGCCTACGGTATTTATATTGCCGCCATCGTCGGGGCAACGTCGGTCGGCTCAACAATCACCGGGAACTATCTGCGGGCCGGGGGCGGGGCCGCATCCACCGGCATCTACGTCGGGGCGAACAACGAACATAATGTCATCAAGGAAAACACGCTCATCCATTTCACCACTTGCGACGTGAGCGTGAATAGCTCCAACAATGTCATCGGGCCGAACACGCACTATTCGTCCGGCAAGACGGATAAGGACGTTTACCTGACGGCCTTGGGGAATGTTTATCTTCCGTCCGTTTTGTCGGATGGGATGAAATCCACGGTACATTCGTTTGTCCGTGCGGTCCTGCCGGGGACGAACACGCTCTCGGCCGCCGCCGCCGCCATGCAGGACGGCGATACGCTCGTTCTTCAGGCGGGGACATACACGCAAACGGTCCCCGTGACAATCCCCGCGACGGTCAACAATTACGGCATTGTCGGACAGGGAAGCGGGGGATACGGATACGACAACGCCACCCTGTCCGGGACGGTCATTCGGTTTACCGCCGCCGTCAACGGAATCACCAAAAGCACCGCCGACGCGGCCTACCGGAGTTGCCATGTCCTCCTCCAAGGGTTCACGATGGTCTATGACGTGAACTCGTCCGGGGCGGGGTTATGTGGTATAATGGTCTGGGGTAATTCCGGAATGTCCCACAATCAACCAATGGTCACCCTGCGGGACATTCAGTTGACTTACGGGGCATCCGTCGGAAACAACTGGGAGGTGGGCGTAGACCTGATCGATTGTCGAGAATTTCTCATCGACAACTGCCGCCTTAGGAAAGAAGCCAACTCGTTTGTTCGGGCTGGCGTTTTGCCGACAAACACCGGCTTTAGGTTCCAGTCGTGCATGGGCGGCGAGATCGTCAATTCCGTCGCCTGGTGGTATGAAAAGAACTTCCATCTCACCAAGGCATCAGACGCCCTTATCAAAGACGCGACGAAACATGGTTGCGAGGGCATTTACGTGACGAACTGCCATGCCTCGTATGGGAGATACGGGTTTGTCCTGGGGTACAAATCGTTCGCCTGCCACTTCAAGAACATCGGAATCGCGGAAAACGCCGAATACGCTATCTGGGAAGATACGGCTTCCGGGACGGAAAACAGCGGGTATCATACGTTCGACGGGATTTATACGGACATCGGGGAGGGGGCATGGGAGGGCGACTCCCCCCTCGTGGAATCCACCCACGTCATTTTTCTTCGTATGCCGGGGACCATCGTTAGAAACGGGACAATCAACCTAGAGGGGAAGAACGCCAATGGGGTCGTCATCGACTCCGGGTCCGGGGCGGACGCGGACTATTGCATCGTTGGCGGCCTCATCTTCCGGGATGGGGGGGTTGGGGGATCAAGTTGCGTCTGGAGCAACGCATCCCAAAACAGCATCATCGAGGGGAATATATTCCTGGGGACAAACGGGGCGGGGTATGACATCACGGTCGGGGCCGGGAGCAACCAGACCTTGATACACGGGAACCAACTCGACATCGCCGTGAACGACGCGGGGACGGACACGGCCCAATACGACAACCTGGAGCATTGATGAAAATCTCAATCGTCATCCCGACCTACACCCACGACGTTATGCCGTGCCTGCGGTCTGTGTTCCAATACACCTCCGGGGCCGAGATCATCGTCGTCGCCAACGGGTCTCCGCCGCCGAAGGTCGCGGCCCTCAGAAATCTTCCGGGCATCCGGCTCATCGAGTCGCCGGAACCCCTGGGATACGCCGGGGCCGTCAACGTCGGCGTGAAGAACTCGACCGGGGATTACATCGTCCTCCTGAACGACGACTGTCTACTGTTGGAACAGCCCGTCAACCGCTGGCTGGACCAGCTTTTGGCCCCGTTTTCGAGTCCGACGGTCGGACTGACGGGGCCGCTCTACGGATATTCCGCCCCGGCGGATGCGAACTTCCTGGTGTTTTTCTGCGTGATGATCCGCCGGGCCGTGTTCGACGCCATCGGCTATCTCGACGAGTCGTTCAATCCGGGGGCCGGGGAGGACACGGACTTCTGTATCCGGGCCGAACAAGCGGGCTTCAAGGTCGTCACGGCCACAGTCGGGCCGACCCGTCCCGAGGGCGGGCTTGTCATCGGGGACTTCCCCATCTACCACAAGGGCGAGGCGACCGTCGCCCATCTCCCCGGATGGGAGGAAACGTTCAAGAAGAACGCGCAAAAACTTCTGGAGAAATACAACAAGAAGTGGCGGCTGTCGAACTATTGTGAGCGGGCCGTCATCGGGGCCGCCGACGACGCGCCGCCCCGCGAACGGGCCAGGTACGAATGGGCCGCGAAACGAATCGTCGGACGGAAAGTCCTGGAAATCGGCTGTTCCTCCGGCTACGCCCTCCGGTTTCTGAAGGACGTTGACTACCACGGCATCGACAAGGACCCGGCTGTCATCGAATATGCCAGACGTCAGTTTGGGGACCATTTCGAGGTGGCCGACATCAACGCCTATGACTATGGGCAATATGACACCATCATCGCCTTCGAGGTCCTGGAGCATTTGGACAACGGGTGGGAGTTGGCGCAAAAGCTGAAGAACCACTGCCGGTGCCTGCTGGCGACGTGCCCTTACGACGAGACGCCGCTGTGGGTCTCGTGGCACAAGCTCTCCCATCTTGTGCCGGATAGTTTCCCTGGATTCAAGGCAAGATACATTTCGGCTGGCGGGGAAATAGCGACGCATCCGATGGGGCCGGAGACGATACTGCTGATGAGTTGGGGCGAGCCGGAGGTGCTGTGTTTTGTCCCGACGCGGGGGCGTTACGAGACGACCCTTCCGCTGACGTTGGCCGCCGTCATAAACCAGACCCGCCCTCCCGATAGGGTGGTCATCTACGACGACGGGGACCACCGTGATTTGCGCGAAATCCCCATCTACCGGAGCCTGTTCATGCTCGCCGAGAGGAAGGGTATCTCTTGGGAGGTCGTGTTTGGGGACGGTTCCGGCCAGCACCGAGGCCATCAAATCTCCCAGGGCATGGGGGCTGCGTTTGTCTGGCGCGTGGACGACGACGAGATTCCGGAGCCGGACGTTCTGGAGATATTGTTACGGGATATGGGGGACGGCGTTGGGGCTGTCGGCGGGCCGTGTCTCGTGCCGGGGATGCCGGACGGGCCGCCGAGCGTCGGGAAGATCACGGAGCCTGGGCTTCCATCCCCCCAATGGCGGGTCGGCCAACGGATGGACGTTGAACATCTCCACAGCACGTTTCTCTACCGGCCGGGGATTGTTGATTACGACTCCCGGTTGTCGCCCGCCGCCCACCGCGAGGAAACGATTTTCACGCACGAGATTTTCCGGCGCGGCAAACGTCTCATCTACGAGCCGCGGGCCGTGACCTGGCATCTCCGCAACCCAGAGGGCGGGATACGCTCCCATTCCGACCGTCGGAATTGGGACCATGACGAGGGCGTGTTCCGGCTCAAGATGGCCGAGTGGGGGCGGGGGACGGACGGGAAGCTCGTCTATCTGGACTCCGGGCTTGGGGACCACATCGTGTTTTCGACGCTGGTCCCAGAGCTTTTGGCGCGGCACAAGAAGCTTGTCGTGGCCTGTTGCTACCCGGAGGTGTTCGGGGGAATGGCCGTCGAGTGCGTGAGCCTGGAGTGCGGGAAGATGATGGGGGCCGACCCGGAGACGCACAACGTCTATAAATGGATGGCCGACCGGGCGTGGAACAGGCCGCTTGTGGACGCCTACAGGGGGCTGTATCTATGAAAATCATCATCTCCCCCTACAGCCGGAGGCTTCGGAACGGGAACGAAAACCCAAAAAATTACCCATTTTGGGACAATGTTACCCAAAAGCTGGCGGGCCACGAAATCGTCCAGGTCGGCGTCGTCGGGGAGCTGGGGCTTGTCACGGATTTTCGTCCAAATTTGCGCCTTGACGAACTCCGAGAACTTCTGAAATGGTGCGACACCTGGGCCTCCGTGGACAATTTTTTCCAGCACCTGGCGTGGTCTGTCGGCAAGCCGGGCGTGGTCATTTGGGGCCAATCCGACCCGGAGATATTCGGTCATCGGGAGAACGTGAATTTACTGAAGGGGCGGGAGTTTTTGCGGGCAAACCAATTCGACATCTGGGAAACGGCGAAGATGAACGTCAAGGCATTCGTCTCGTCGGATGTCGTCGTCTCGGCCATTTTGGGGTTCAACCATGATAAGCAAATACATCACGAAGGCTGAATATCGCTGTCGGTGTTGCGGCGGGTATCCCCCGGACTTCCGGTTCGGGGACGATATGCCGGACATCTACGCGGACATCTTCGGGAAGTTTGCCGCGATTCGGGAGGAGTTTGGGCGGCCCATCATCATCAACAGCGGGTATCGGTGCGAGCGGCGCAACGCGGCCGTTGGGGGAAGCCCGCTGTCAGCCCATCTTTTCGGGCTGGCCCTGGACATGGAGGTCGGGTCGGATATGATGCGCCTCCGTGACATTGTGCGGAGATTGTTCCCGATTCTCCGCATGGGGTGGAAAAAGTATTCGGACGCCGGGCAGACGTTCATTCACATCGACAATGCCTACCGCGTTTCGCCGCGCCCGACGCCGCTTTTTGTCCAGGGGCTGGAATGGTGAAAATCCGACCGTTGGACTTGACGCCGGAGGTGTTCCGGCGGATTGTCTCGGAGATGATGCGGCCGGACAAGCTCCACGTCTCCGACGAGGAGCGCGACGAGTGGTCGGTCCTGAACAGGTTGGCCTGGATGTGCCACGGGGGGCTGACGCTGTGGGAGGGGTATGACTTGGCGGGGGACGGGGTGCTGGTGTTTTGGGACATTCGCCCCGGCCTGAAATGCACGGTCATGTTGGTCATTTGGGGGACATCGTTCTGGGGGCCGGACGTGGTCCGCGAGGCGCGGGCGTTGATGGATGATGTCGCGGTGCGGCACTCGCTCCGCAAGATGGAGTCGGAGACGGCCTCGGCGGAGTCGGCGCGGCTGGCCCGCATGGTTGGGTTCGAGACCGAAGGGGTGAAGTTCAATTCTTTCATCCGCGACGGGGAACTGAAAGACGTTACCCTGTTGGGGAAGTGTTTTGGAGGTGAGTGATGGGCGCAGGAAACAGCGACATTCAGTTTACGGCAGGCGTCCCGCAAGACGTGGCCCAGCTTCGGCGGCAGTTGATTGCGTCGTTGAGCGGAAAAATGGGCCAGGGGGCGACGCCGTATGGGGGGCAGGTGGCCTACGGGTTCGACCCGCTCCAGCTTCAGGGGGCGAACATCATGTCGAACTATCTCTACGGGCGGGGATACCAGCCGTCTCGGGGTATGTCGGCTCCGATGTCCGGCGGGGGCGGGGGCATAAATACGGGTCCGATAACCGGCGTCCCGACGACTCCGCCAGAGGGTGGGCCTGGGCCGTGGGACCCAGTAGGCGGTGCGCCGAATCCTGGGCCTACGCCTGGGCCTACGCCTGGGCCGGGGCCTGATCCGGGGGCGATTCCGCAGATGTCTCCGTATGCCCCCAAAAATCAGCAATTCACGACCCTGGCAAACCTTTTGCCGTTCCTGATGAACCGATGAAGCTCAAGGGTCTTTCCAAGTTCGAGAACGTTTGGCCGCGAAATCCGACCCAAACCGGCTTGTTGAGATTCATGCGCCTGCCGGGAGGGGACATGAAAACGGCCTTCGGGGACGCCATGAAAAACTTCGAGTCGTCCAGGGGGCAATTCGATTTTTTTAAGGCCGTGAAGAACCCGTTCGCCGGGGAGGTGCCGAATGATGGACACATCTGACCTCAAGGATTATTATTCCCCCAAAACCGTGTCGAGCCAGGGGACATCGACCGCATCGAGCGGCTTCAAGCCGGACCTGTCGGGCGGGTACCAGCTGTTTTACCCCGGCATGAACGAAATCCCCAATGTCGGGCAAACGTGGTGGAGGTCCCCGGATTGGGCCGGGGGGGTCACGTGGAACGATTATTGGGGCTGGCAGGACCCCGATGCGGTGAGAAACCTGTATCGCGGCGCGTCCGGGCCGGTCTCGGACGAGCAGTTTTACGGGTGGAATTTCACGCCGCAGACCGAGTATGATTGGCGGCACTACTACCCGGACTACAAGACCGACCAGGAATGGCGGGACAGCGGATACGAATGGGATGAGTCCAACCGACAATGGATAAATGCTCCGGGGCCTCTTTACATCGGGGCCGGAGGGCCGAATACGGGAAACCAGGGGGGAACGACAATGGGCGACTGGGATCAATACTCGGACTTGGGCGGGTTTCAAAATTACCCGTGGCAGTGGGGGCAGGCGTCAGACGTTTTCTCGCAGTTTGCCGGGGGACTCCCAACCGACGTTCCCTCTCAATGGCAAGACGCGACGACGCTGGCAACGCAAATGGGGGCGACGGGGATGCCGACAAGCTGGTCCCCGTGGTATCAGGCCGCCAAACAGCAGACGCAATACGACATCAATGACGCGATCAAGCAGGCTTCCGAGCAGGCCGGATTGGGCGGGACGCGCTGGTCGTCCGTCCTCGGAAGGACGGCCCAGGACATCTCGTCGCGGCGGATGGCGGAGTTGGGCCAGCAGTGGACGGCCCAAGAGCTTGGGGCCGAGGAGGCCGCGAGGGCGCGGCAACAGCAGGCCGTCAATCAACTGTATCAGTTGGGGTCCGGGACGGCCGGACTCACGGAGTCGGCCAAGGACCGGGGGATGACGGCCGCCGGGCAACTCGGCAATCTGGGGTCGATGTACGCGCAGTTGCCGATGACGGCGGCGCAGACGGCGATGGGCCTCGGTGGGCAGATGCAGGCCACGGGCCAAAGCACGCTGGACAAACTGTTCGGGTCGGCGATGCGGATGGCCCCGGAGAACAACCCGTGGCTCCAATACATCTACCAGATGGCGACGGGGCAGGGGACGCCGCAACAGTACACCCCCGGAGCCGGGACGCAACTTCTGTCCGGCATAACGAGCATTCTGCCGTTTCTGTTTCTGTTATAAGAGGAGGGTGAGATGAGTTTTTACAACCCATACATGAAGGGGCCGGATTTTGGGGCCGGGATTTCCGGGGCGGCGCAGAACATCATCCAGATGTTGCTGTTGAAGAAGTTCATGGGCGGCGGGCAGAAACCCTTGGCGCCGGGGATGCCGACACCGGGCGCACCGACCGGGCAGACCACCATGCCGCAAAACATGACCATGCAGATGCCCGGACAGGACGAATCTCAACTCCAGATGTTCTTGTCGTATCTGCGGTCGCAAGGGCTGTTGTAACCCGAGGAGGGCGAGATGGCTTATTACGGAGTGGGCGGGGGTCCGGCGGAATGGGCGTCCCATCAGGAGCAAATCCGCAACCAGCGAACCCAAAACATCATCAACATGATTATAAATCTCGCGGGCAAACAACGCGAGGAGGAATGGGCGCAACGGGAATGGGAGAACAAGCAGGGCGAGCAGGACTGGGCGAAGCGGTATCAAATGATGGGGCTTGGGTTGCGCGAGGCGGCGGAGTCTCGCCAAGCGGGGCGCGAGGAAAGGGCCGGGGAACAATGGGCGAAGGATTACGGTCTCCGGGAAAAGACCTATCAGCTCGGGCGGGACAGGCTGGCCGAGACCGTCGCGGCCAGGAAGGAGAAGGTGGGTCCGTCCGACGACAAGGTTGCCGCGCAACAGTTGGCTAATGACAGAAAGACATTGATGTTTCTTAACGGGCAGTATCAGAAGTCCCTGTCCGCGCTGGAGGCGAAATTCAGGCTAGCCCCGACCCTGAATGCCCGGACGGAAATCGAGAGGCAGATAAACAACATCAAGGCCGCGCAGGGGGAGGTTGGACGTCTCGGCGCGGAGTTGGCCTACGGGCCGTGGGATAATGATTTGCGGGCAAAAATCAAGGGTTTGTCCGATACCACTAGGGTTGCCAATCTCGGTGTTGGCGGCGAGGGATTCTTCAGGAAGGCCATGAAGGGGGAACTGCCACCGCAAGATATACCGCAAACCGCGCCCGCGCCGACCCCGCAGGTCGCCCCGCCCGCGTCCGACCGTCAGACCGGACAGCCCAGCCTCGACAGTCAGGCAGGGGCCGAGATTTTGACGCCGGAACTCCTGGAGCGGTATAAGAAGAAATTCCCCAAGTCGTCGTATGACGAGATTATCACGAAGTACAGAGCAAAATTCCCCGGCAAGGTGGACGAAGCCGCTATCGCGGCGTATCTTCGGGGCAAGAAAAAATGAACATCGCGGCCCCCAAGCCACAGAAGCCCGTCGCCTTGCCCGACATCGGCCTCGACGAGAGAGAACTTCCCGACATCGGTCTCGACGAGGAAGAACCCCAGGAGCGATGGGCCGCGCCGTGGGCCAAACGAAGGGAGCGCGGCGTAAAAGACAACGCCTCCCCGCTTTACGTGGCGGCCGCAAGCACATACGGACTCATTCGGAATTTCGTCGACACGGCACTCGGCGCCCCACTGAGGTTGGCGCAGAACGTCGCGCAGAAATTCAATCCCTATGCGACGGCCGCGCCGGAGGGGGCGCAACAACTCGATGTCATGCCGGAGATTCCGGAGGCCCCGCGAACCGGACATATCCTTCAACCGGCGATGGAGGCCGTCGGGCATTTCGGCGGCTTCGTCTCCGGGAAGGGCATACCGGGCAAGACGGGGAAGCTCGCAGGCGGCAAGGCTGGTCGGGCCATCGAGGCCGGCCTGGCGCGGGCAACCGGCAAGGTCGGCATCCCCCTGGCCGCCGGGAGGGTCGGCAGTGAAGTCGTCGCCCTCGGGACGATGAGTCTCTTGGCCGATGACAGCCCCGAGCTTGAGGATATGTTCAATCGGGCCGGGGGCGGGGCGTTGTTGGGGGCCGCGTTCGCCCTGCCGAAGCTCGTCCAACTCCCCAAGGTCGGGCCGCTCGTCAACCAGATCATCCGTCAATTTGGGACACGGGGGCTGGCTTATGCTGTGAGCCAATACGACCCGGAGACAATGAAGCGGATCGTCGGGTCCATCGAACAGGCCATCAAAACAAAGGGGATGATGGGGGCTGAGGAGTCCGACCAATTTGTCAATGATGTGTTCAACGAGGCGTTGTTCTCGTGGTTTTCATGGAAGCGGAAGCGCGGCGGGGTGACGGCGAACGATATTTTGCGGGTTCGCGAGGAAGCGAAGCGCGGCGGACTGAAGATCAAGGACGAGACGGCGCAATTCATGGAGAAGGTTGTTTCCGAGAGTCCGGTGGCGGAACAGCGAATCCCGCAAATCATCGGACCCGAAGGTCTGACGGTCAGACCGGACTTGATGGAGGTTGTGTCTGGGAAGAAGGCGATGCCGCCGACCGCCACCAAGGAAGTCGTCCCGGAGGCCAAACCAACGCCGCCGCCCACGGCGGCCGAACCGAAGCCGGTCACGTCCCCGGCTGTGTCGGACACGGCACCAAGAACCGTTTATCGGGGATATTCAAGCAAAGAACCTGGCGAGGCGGCATGGTGGTCAGAGGACCCGAAATATGCCCAATCGACAGCAGAGGCCCGAGTTGCCGCCAAGGGCGGAGAACCGATAGTGGAAGTTGCCCGGATTTCCCCGAAGAGGCCCCATGTAACGGAGAAGTTTGCAAGTGCCGCGTTAGAGTTAGAGGACGTGCCCCACAACGCCGATGTTATCAAAACGAAATCGGGGCGCGAATATTTTATCTTGGGTAAGGCGGACGATGTTATATCTGATCGGCGCATCCTCCGGTCGCCATCCACCACGGCCGCCGAAAAGGTCCTTCGGCAGTTGGAGGAGCGGACGGCGGCGGGGGACACGGCCTCGGTCGGGAAGTTGGAGAAGGCGATAGAGGGGATGGTTCGCGGCAAAAAAGTGAGCGACGTCGACCGGAGCCTGCTGATGGACGCCCTCAGCAAGTCTCGCGCCGCAAGAGCGGCCGCGCCAGAACAAGCCCCCGTTGCCGAGGCTCTCCCGGCCGACACGGTGACCCCAAAGGAAGCCGCCGACAGCGGGTTCAAGCGCATCGGGGAAAGCCGGGAAAAGTTGATGAACCCGGCCGAGCAGAAGCGGTGGCTTGAGGAAAAAGTCCGGGCCGCCAAGGAAAAGGCCGTTGATGACATCCCCATAGACAGATACGACGAGTGGATTGCCGACGCCAAAAACAAGGTTCTGTTTGATGTTCCGGGGGACGGACAGTTTTTGGTTTACAACACCAAGCGGGCGATGGGGTTGTTCGAGGAAGCTGTCAAGAAATGGCCGACAACTCGACTAACGCCGGGACGACCGTCGCTTCCGTCCAAGGCCCGCGTCCCCATAGACGCGCCGTATCTCGGTGAGGGTTATGAAAACATGGGTCCCGGAAGGTTCCACTCCTTGGAACAGATACGAAGAAGCGGGACGCCGACGCTGGAAATAAAAAGGGCCGAGGGCGATTATTTAAGCGATGGGTCTTACCTTGTCAAGAAGGCGGACATCGGCAAGAGCAAGGTGAAATCCGCAGTCCCCGAAATCGGTAGTATGCGGGGGAAGGCCGGGGAAATATTTGCCGACGCCGCTAAGGGGGCGAGGGCGGAACTCCGACCCGACACGATCGAGTCCGGCGACAAAAAGCACGCCAACCTGATATTCAAAAACGCCGAGACGGGGCAAGACATCACCTTCAACTCCGCTTTATTCGGTGACGTGATGACGGCGGTCGGCGGGGACCGGGTCATGGGGTCAACCCCGGACAAGGCGGCGGTGATATATCGCGGCGACAAGCCCGTTGCCGTCATCATGCCCTTGAGCAAGGTGTCCAGAAAAGGTGCGGCCATCAACCAGCCGGAGCCAAGAAAGACCGACCTTCCGGCGGTCAAAGACATCAAGGACGCGCTCCCCAAGGTTCGCGGCGAGGAACCCGAGGGCGGCATAACCATGAGCGTCGGTTTGCCGGTCGAGCAGGCCGCCCGTGGACTCCGCAAGTCGCTCGACGCGGCGGACAGGTATTTTGAAAAGACCCTCGGCATCGCGCCGGACGCATCATCGGCGGAGGCCAGCGCGGCCATTGTCAGAAAGGCCACCGAAAGCCGCGAGAAAATGTGGGTCCCGCTCTACAAGGCGGAAACGAATCTTCGCCGGATGGGGGCGGCCGGAAACGGACTGGCGGATGCGGCCATCAACAGCATCAAGGACCACACCCAACTTTCCCAGAGGGCGCACCTTGTTTACAAGGAAGCCCACGCGCTTATGAGAAAGTCCGTGCGACCGAACATCCTCCAGAAAACCGCCCTTCGGCGGCAGACGGACGGCAGAATTGTCGAGCGGCTTGACGCCCTCATCGAGGGGAGAATAAAACCGGCAAACGTCCACGAAAAAGCGGCCGTGGACATCATGCGGGGGCTGACAAAAAAGTATGCCGACTTAGCCAAAGAAGCCGGGGTCAAGGGGTCCGACGGCGATGAATGGGTCGGCCTCGGAGAAACATACGTTCCCAGGGCATACAAGAATCTCTGGGCGTTTCTGAAAGACCCGAAGTTCTCCCATTTCAAGGATGCCATCATCGAGGAGATTGCCAAGGAAAAGTTCGGCCACGAGAAAGACCCCGTGCGGGCGATGGAACAGGCCAGAAATTACTTCAGCAACGCCAGGGCGGACATGAAATCCAGGCCATACGGACACCTGGAATCCCCCCGGTTGTTGAGCGATGCGGCGCTGGCCCGGCTCTTGGAGAAGTGGAGCAAGCTCCATCCGGGAGAGCCGTTCCCGCTGGAACCGCGCCATGGTTCGGACGTGTGGATTGAATATCTCGACCGGGCGGCCGAACGAATCTCATGGATTAAAAACTTCGGCAACGACGCCCACTTCAAGGGTGAGCAGGTCCCGCAAAAAGTCGCGGATGCCCTCACCAACATGGAGAATCCGAATAATCAGGCGTATGTCAAGAATTTGTTTAGGAATATCGCCCGGCCGCCGGTTGCGCCGGCTATAGATAAAGCCCTGAGATACATTCGGCAGGGGCAAATCATCAAGCTGACGTTTGCCGGGATTCCGAACCTCACGCAGTTTTTGACGAACTCCGTGACGACCCAACCGGCCGCGACGATTCCCGAGACGCTGTGGCGGACGCTCAAGGTTCCCTTTGACAAAGCGGCGCGGGCGGCGTTCGCGGCCACGGGCGCGGCCCCGCACCTTGAGGCCGGAAAGTTCGCCCATGTCACGTCCCAACGCGGCGTCGACACGATGACAAGATACTTCCTCAAGGGCGTCGGGTTCACGGGAACCGAGTTGTTCAACGCCCTGTGGTCGGCCATGGCCGGGCGGGCGACCGCTAAACATTACGGGAAGAAGCTCGCCGAACACGGGGACAAGGCGTGGCGTGCCCCGGCATGGCGTGATCAGTTGCGGCGGCTCGGCTTCACGGACGCCAAGATAGACGCGCTCATCAAAAGCGGGGCCTGGGACACGGTGGACGCCCAGGCCATCGCCGACGCGGGGTTCCATGCCCGTCGCCTGACGCAATTCGCGGCCGATGCCTTCGCAAAGCCCGCCTCGTGGACACATCCCATCATGCAAACGCTCGTACAGTTCAAAAACTTTGCCTACAACCAGACGGCCTTCATTTACCGGGACGGCCTCAAGGAGGTCGCTAAGTTTGTGGTGTCGGGGGGCCGGGAGGGGATGCCGACAAATCTGGCGAAGATGATGGTGATGATTCCGCTGGCGGGGTATTTCGTCACGGAGGCCAAGGACCAAATTTACAAGATGTTTGGCCTGGACCTGTATTCGTCCCTGATAGAGGGAAAACCTTTGCCGGCGAAAATGGCGTTTTGGGCGGCAAATGCGGGGGCGCTTGGGATCGCGCTCGACGCCATTCTAGCAACCAGACGCGGGGTCAAGGGGGCGGTTGGATTTTTAGGCGGCCCGACGGCATCGGACATCGCCGGGCTCTGGGAACTCGCCAGCACGGCCGCCGCCGACGCATCCAAATCCTTCGAGGACAAAGACCTGAAATGGATAGCCCATCGCCGCAAATCCCTGGTCCATGCCCTGGCGAAGTGGGGGGCGTCGCTCAACCCGTTGGCGCGGATTACCGTAGCCAAGTTCTCCAAGGGATACAGCGAGCTTCGGACGGCCGCCCAATGGAACAGCTTTGTCGCCGAGCAGGTCGCCAACTACAAGCGGCGATACATGACCGTCTCGCCGGAGGTCGCCGAGCAGGAATGGCGCGTTTTCGAGGAGACCGTCATGCCGGAATACTACGACAAGTTCGAGAAATGGATCGCCCGCCCGACCCACGATGAAATCGTCAAGTGGTGGGAAGAGGCCGGGAAGCATCCGTCCGAGAGAATCAAGATGCGGGGGAGACGATGAAGAAACCATTGATTTACGTTGTCGCCGCCGTGGCCGTGTTCTTCGCGGCCAGGGCCGGGTTCCGGGCCTGGGACATCTATGACTCGCGGTCGGTGGCCCTGGGCGCGTATCAGGCCGCCGCCAAGGTCGCCAAGGCCCGCGAGAAGGTCCACCTCGCGGAAATCCGCCGTCACGAGGCGGCCATAAAGGCCCAAACAGCGGCCGTCGCCAAGGCCGAGGCCGAGGCGTTGAAGGGGAAACTTACGGCGGCCGCCCTGAAAGAAGACCTGAAGGTCATTGAGACGGCCCTGACTGCGGCCAAGACGGACGCGGAAAGGGTCGTAATTTTGACAAACGAGGTCAAAAAAATGGCCGACATCATCTCCGCCCAGGACGCCGTGATTGTCAATCTCGAACGGGCCGTCGACGGGTGGACGATAAAATACAACCACCAGGTCAAAATCTCGGAAGGGTATTTGGAGATGTGGAAGGCGGAGCGGGAGCGGGCCGACGCCTGCGACAGGCTCCAGAGGGTTTTGGCCCGTGATTTGCGGATAGCCCGGATGTCGGGCACGGTCAAGACGGGGGTGCTGGTTGCCACCGCCGGTGTCGCGGCGTATACTCTATTGAAGAAGTGAGGGGGCATGGACAAGCAGACTCTTGTGGCACTTGGGACGGCGGCCGCGCTCGTGGTCTTGGGCGCGTGGAACGTCTACAAATGGTGGCGGGAGTATTCTATGAGAAAAAAATACAAGCTCGGCCCGAATCCGGAACGTTGTGACAATCACGAGCAGAGAATCCGCGCCGTGGAAGAGTGCGTCTCCGGCGTCAAGGTGGACCTGGGGGTAATCAAGACAGACATCGGTTGGATTAAGCGCCACCTGGAGGGAGGGCCGCGATGAAATTCCAATGGCGGCGGTATTTTCTGTCGTTTATCGGGGAGGCCATCTTCAACCCGGACTACCACGGATACCACGGGGGGCGCGTCGAGGTCTACGACGAGCGCAAGGACTCTCCGTATGCCATAGAGGAGATGCGGTATTTCACCCGCGACCCGGCGTTCAACAAATTCCGGAACGAGTGGGACTTCCGGAACGTTTCCCGGCGGCGGTTGGACAAAATCAGGAAAACGTTATGGGAGAAATTTTACGAAGATGTCACTTGAGAAGCGCACGAGGCGGGAACTCATCGCGGAATGGCGGGAAAAGAATCTCCAAGAACTTGATGAAAACTTGAGGGTCTGGAAGTCCATCCGGGACGACCCCGAATCGTCCGACAAGGACCGCATCGAGGCCGCCAAAAGCATCGCCCGGCAGATGGGGGCGTTGTCCCCCGACCGGGAATCGGCGGCCAAGGGGGGCAAGGCCCAGACGTTTGACGTCCCCGAAAAGCCCGCCCTGAGGCCCGACCACGCCTCGGAAATAGACGAACTCCTGCGTTCAATTAAATGAATTTCGACAGACAAGCCATCCTTCGGGAATGGTACCGCCGCCTCCCGGAGAGCGACCGGGCGGAGTGGCTGGCCCACCGGAGGGCCTGCGACAAGCGGCTTTTCTTTTTCATCAAGGAAGTCGGCGGGTATTCCCCCAAAAGCGGCGGGGACATCATCCCCGAAATCCACGGACCCATCTGCGACTCGTGGCAAGACCCCAGGGTTTTGCGGCAATTCGTCTTCATGCCGCGATTCTGGAGAAAGACGACCTGCCTGACCATCTGGGGGAACCTCTGGGAGTATCTGCGGAACCCCGAGGTCCGCATTTTGATCCCGTCCGAAAAACAGGACACGGCGGCCAAGTGGGTCCTGCAAATCGGAAACCAGGTTCTGCGGAACGCCCGGCTCCGCTGGCTCTACCCGGAACTCCAGCTTGTGGACGATTCATGGACGAAAACCCATCGCTGGTCAAGCCTGTACCTGGAGTTTCCCCGCGTGGGAATCTACCCGGAGGCGACAATCGAGTGCGTCGGCATCCGGGGGGCCTCGCAGGGCGGCCACTACGACATCATCTCCCCGGACGACTTGGTCGGCGAGAAGGGCATGGAGTCCGAGCTTGTCCGCCAAGACGCCGTCCGCTGGTTCAACAACATCGAGGAGCTTTTGATCCAGCCGTCGATGAACGCGGCCGACCCAAGCCGGATACACGGCACGGGGACCCATTGGAGTCCGGGGGACTTCGGGGAATACGTCCAAGAAAACTACGAGGAATACGTTTGGCACATTGTTCCGTGCCGAAAGACCATCGTCACCGGAAAAAAGCCCCACGTCGTCTATTTGAACAACCCGAATGTCGGCGAGGGGGAGTCGAATTTCCCGGCCGGGGGGACGACGGAACACTACGTTGCGATGGCGGCCAATCCGAACAAGGAAGTCGAGTATTGGGCGCAACACATGAACATCCCGACCGGATCGTCGAAGATGACCAAGTTCGACTACGATTGGCTCCGGTGGTACACAGTGGAGTCGCGGCCGGTCGAGGGCCAGCCGGACAAGGAAATCATTGTTTGCGACGACGGCACGGAATATGACCTCAAGGCCGTCACGAAATACGGATTCATCGACCCAGGGGGATTCGCCGAGATCAAGCTGATGACCATCGGGTCGCGGAACGCGATATTGATCGCCGGGCAACCGACGAACTCCATCCGGAAGTTCGTGTTCGAGGCGTGGGCCGGACGGCTCAAGGAAACGAAGGATTTCCTGGACCACATGTTCAAGCTCCAGGCCCGGTGGAAGTGCCGGATGTGGCGGATCGAGACCATCGCGGCGCAAAAATATATTTACCGGGACATCATCGGCGAAAGGAACCGGCGGAACGAGGCCCATCGCGCCAAGGGCGAGGCCGAGGAACCGTTCCCCATCATGGAGCTTGAGACGGATGTCACCAAGGGGGCCAAGGAAAGCCGCATCATCGACCTCATAGACCCGTGTTCGAGGGGGGAATACTATTTCCATCGGTCCATGAAGGACCTGATTTCGGAATACAAGTCGTATCCCGGCGGGTTGACGAAGGATTTGGTGGATATGTTAGGGGCTTATAACCGGGAGTATGCCAAGCGGAAGGCCCCGCTCGCGGCCGTCGCCCGGCCGGTCGTCAGGTTTGTCCAGCGGGACGAGGGGATTTACTTCGACGGCGCGTCGGAGGTGACGGGGTATTGACCATCACCCGCATGGCGGTAAATCATACCATACATAGCCAGCGTTCCGTCGCGGTTTTCGCGGCAAACCCGGAGCCTCTGGGCGTCATGCTTGGAGCCGATTCTATCGTAATATTCCAGAATCCACCACAGCAACTGGCTAGTGGATGAGAGTTCGTCGTCTCCGTCGGCCATGACCCTAGTGACCCACGACTTTTCGCCGGGATAACGGACGGCATATCCGTTGGAGATCCGCCTGATTTCGCACGCCCATTCCGAACGTTTCATTTTTGGACCTCCGTATTGTTTATTCTCGATCGAGCTATCTCGTGGTAGTCCTTTTCTTTTTCGATACCGATGAACTCGAAGCCTTCGAGTTTCGCCGCCATGCCGGTTGTCCCTGACCCCATGAACGGGTCGAGGACTATGCCGCCGGGTGGGGTGACGAGCCTGACGAGATAGCGCATGAGGGCGAGGGGTTTGACGGTGGGGTGGTGGTTGCGGGCCTTCGCATGACCCAACTGTTCAACCCAAACCCAGTCTTGGTGCCCACACGAAGGGCCTTGCTGGTTCTGGCCTGCAGCTTTTGTCTTGCTTCCGCAAACATTACATTGCGCGGTTTTGTAAGGGTTCAGCGTTGCCGCCTTCGCCGCGAAACCCTCCATCCCCTCCAGCCCCGCCTCGCGTTCTGCCCTTGACGCCTTGGCAGAATAAAAAAACCGGGCGGCGGAGCCGGAGTCGCCAGCTCGATCACGGTACGTTGACATTCCCCAGCCGTCTCCGTCCGCC